TCTCCAGTACGTCCTTGAATCCTAGATGAAGAAAGGTTAATCAATCCGTATGGTTCTCCGTTACCTTTATAGCCTTCCCAGAATTCTTCAGGTAGTAAAGAGATGTCGTCACAAGCAACAGAGTTGTTACTCATAGCTCTCCAGTTAGGTATACCACCAAGATCCCAACGCTTAGCTCTCAAGTACTCCAGATCATCGTGATCTCCAATAGCTATCTGAGCCGATCTGCGTACGTTTCCTGCCACTACAATCTTCCCAATGATATTCATTATATCTAAGCAGTCGATAGGGCGTAGACGCTTCCCTGATCGCTCGTTAAGGAGTCTGTTTATCTCAAGCATTCCCCATACTAAATCTTCTGGTCCAGATGCAGTACCGCCAAATCCTTTGATCGCAGATCCCTTACCCCTAATGAGGTGAGTAGCAAACGTAAAGCTCTCTCCAGTCTTGAAGCTTGCTTTCAAAACTCTGTAGAGTAGATCAACCCATCCCTCTCTTGAGTCTGGCACAATAAAGTCTGCATCGTTCTCATCAAGTCGTGTGACCTTTACCTTACGCTTAATCTTTGGTAGCTGGTACACATGCTCTCTCTGTATGTTAAACCCAACACCAGATCCTAGCATAAGCATTTCAAATGCCCAAGTGAATGGACGAATAGGCTGATCAACAACAGTGAAGGCACAGTTCTGTAGTGAGGGTAGACCTAGCTTGTCCACTGTCTTAGTTCCCAGCTGCCACAGGAATCTTCCGGCAACAGTTCCTTTAAGGTTGAGCATGATGTTGCGTACATCCTTCTGCTCTCTCTCTGAGAAGTTACAGTTAAGCTGCTTGTTGCAGGCTTCAACGACACGATCAACTGTGTCCGTCCACTCCTCAGTTTTACCATTCTTTAATGGTCTAGAGTAGGTACGTTTAAAGGTAGGGTAGCCCACCTCCCCCCATGGGGTAGTTTGTTTTTGAGTCATAAGTTTTTGTGAAAAAAGGACGGCGAATCTACGGAATATCTTTGATATCTCTAAGCTCGCTTATTAGTAATACATTTCCGTCAGCTCGTTGTGGAAAATCGTCATCACTATGACCGACATCCTTCAGAGACTGACCTTTCTTTAATGAAACAGATTCCTTTAAGAAATCATCTTTAGTTATCCAGCCTAACACCCAAGCTCTCATCTTTGGTCTTAAGTTTACTTGACAGAACACATACATATCACAGTTCTGATGCAGGCTTGTATCAGCTATGTGACAGGTGTAAAAATCTCTAGGGTTTACAGTTCTCTCCTTTGTCTTTACATCAACACTTACAGGGTTGTCAGAGAAAGGATTTAGATATACATCACAGTCTTTAGTATTGTAAGGAATAGAATCTTCTATGTATTCAAGAACAATTTGTTCTCCAATATATCCAGCAAGATTTCCTGCTCCTCGCATAATACTGTTAGGTATGTCTGAGTGCTTAGATGCTTGCTTCTTAGCTCTCGACAACATGTCCTCAGTTACGTTTACTTCAACCCAGCTGCTCATCGCTTTTATTTAATGTTAGTCGATGTAGAAGCGGGATGTCTGCGTCCTGCTCTTTAATTAATTCTTTAACGTAATCAAGCTCAAGCCTCATGTAATATTTTAACTCAGCTGATAGTTCAGATAGTTGTTCTTCATTCTCTATTGGCTTACCGTCAGGATGTACAGCCTCATAAAATTTGGTTACTTCATCGTGCATTCTATCACATGCAGAATAAAGCCTGTTACTTAGTTCCTCCATTCTTAATAATTTGTATAGCCTCGGCTACTTGTTGTTTGTTTTTACAAATGAACAACATCGGAATGGGTGCGTCCTGATCATTCAAGTGTTTCAAGAATAACTTCCACCGCATGGTGAAGTCATGATGAGACGGAGTATACCCTTTGGTTTCGATAATCCAGCTGCCATCTTTAGCAACAAAGTCTGGAGTGTACTTGATAGGCAGGATCATACTTGCCGTTCTATCTTTCATCTCCTTAGCTTTAGGTGTCATCTTAAAGTAAACACCCTGATGCCTAAACTTCTCAACCAATACATACTCTAGCTTCTCGTAGTCAAACTCTATCTTTTCTTCTTTCAATAGGTCAGCACAGCTCTTCTCTAATCCACTTTTATACTTGCCTAACTGACGCTTTTTGGCTGACTTTCTTTTAGTTGTCCCCGGCTTGCGTCTCTTCATGCTGTGAAATATACAGTTTATTCCCAGCTATTCATCGTCTGTTGGCAACTCTTCTATTGTTTTTTTAACAAACTCATCACAGAGGTATGTCAAAAAGGAGTTCATTCCATCATCTACTTCAGCTGCATGAAGCAGCATCTGCGCTGGAGCCTCCGGATTACCTACCAGTCGGCATATAAACAGCCCTTCTTTTGTAATTGCGACAGCTAAACCTGCCTCTTTCTCTGGCTTGGCACAATCCAAAGCCCTTGTTAAATACTTAGTGAACTTACTCATTGATAAAATTTATATTAGGTTCTAGTTTAAATTCTTGCTGCTCAGGTAGTTGTATCTGAACAGGATCATATAATTCTTTGAAGGTTGTTTTAATTCTAAACCCTGTAGCTTGGGTGTTGAATATAAACTTAATCGGATCATCCCAAGGTGTCGGCTGACCTCCAGTCTCAGTCTCTCTCACCTTCCTGATATGCACCTCAGCTGTACGCTTCTGGTCTGTATCTGGAGCCTGTACTTTTCTATGGATTGTCATGAAACAATCAGCTCTGTTTACAAACTTACCACCACCTTCAGTGTCCTCTGCGAATGGCGCAACAGGCAAACCATCGTCACCCTTTCTTCTCTGAGCTTCTGTAACAGCGTGCATGTTCAACCACACTGCAACATTATTCTTATTAGAGAATGTAAGGAACTCTGACGCAGCTTCATAGTGATACTGGTGCTCGCTGACATTACCCGACTGAACTTTCAGTGAGTTGTAAGGATCAACGAAGACAGCATCAGCCTCCTGTTGGCGTAGGATCTTCTCGATAAACAATATGATGTCAGTAAAGCTGTAGGTCTCACGGTTGCTAATCACAGTAAAGTGCTCCCTTACCCACCTGTAAGCAAACTTGCGCTCATGGTATGTCATCATGCTTGCCTGCTTGTTACATGCAAACTCCATAAGCTTCATCTTAATAGATGCTGTGTTGTTCTCTGATGAATACACTACCCACTTCCAGTTGTGACGTACCGCTGCATTAACCATAAGGTATAACGCAACAGTGGTTTTCCCGACATTACTGTGACCATTCATGATAAGGAACTCTTTCTTGTATCGGAAGTACTCATCAAACTTCTTGTCTCCTGTGTCCAGACCAACTGCAATTTTACCTTGAGAGTAATCATCTATCCACCGGAAGTCTTCATCATCTGATGAAACAAAAGACATGTCCCCATCGTTGATCAGTAGCTCACGCCTAGCATCTTGCTCCGCACTCACAGTATCTTTGATAGGGTCAAGCTTACCTTGCTCAATACCTTGAAGTATAGTGCTCTTAGCATGAGGCATATCATCTATGTCTCTCTTGCCTATCTCTCTTAGGAGAATACGAGTAGCCTCATCTTGCTCTATCTTTCCTGCTGATATGAATCCACCTACCAATCTAGATGCAGACAACAGAGTCGCATGCTTTTCACCGTCAGCCGCATTACGAATCATCTTAGCTGCTAGGTTAAGCCTATAGTAATCTGTATAGTGACCCTCAACTTGAGCTACCTGTGACTCAGACTTCTCTGATGCAAACGCACCAAACTTCTTGCTGTTCTGATTGATTACAATCTCAGGATCGTAGCTCTCATAACAGGCTCTCGATTCATTAATACCGGACTCATCTATCTCAAGGTTATATCTCTTAAAGAAGTATGTCTTTAATGCTCTGAAGTGATCCCTGTGTCGCTCTGGATTTGATATGCTTACGACAGCCTTGATGCCATCTCCAGATGGAGACACCCAGCATGCTCGAACATACTCGTCAGACCCAATGAAAGCCTTGCTTTCTTTAACATCAACGTGATCAAAGTCTAAGACAATAAGCCCAGAGTGTTCTACCAGTGCATCGTCAGCTCGTCTGGAAAACTCACCGCTGAAACATACTAACGGTAGGTTATTCTTTAGCTTCTTGTCGTCAGTAGACCGGTACTCTTCTATTTGGTATCGGCTCTTGCCATCCCGTATACGGAAGAAAGCCTCGTGTGACTCTACATGGTGGGGATCGTTTGGTGATTTTATGTTTCTGAAAAAGGTAACTTTCATTTTGATTCATCTTTTAATTCGTACCATGTTTTTACTTGATCCATCTGAGACTCATACCATACAGCCTTAGCAAACTCATCCATCACTGATGCTGATGGCTTCTTACCTGCTCTCATGCGATACTTAAATGCATTCAGTTCACAGAAAGCTAAGTACTTTTCTTTGCCGAACACATCAATCATCATCTCCCACACCTCTTTGTCCCCGCTTTTGTAATGAGCTGGGTTAACATTATCGTAATCACTCATGTTTAATTAAATTAAAGGTGATAAAAAAC